ATGAGTAAAAAACGTATTATAGTTAATAACATTTCTGAGTACATAGACATAATCCATAAATTAAATAAGGTAAAAGGTCAAAATACACTTTTATACAGAGGGCAAAACAATTATAAATATAGCATAATTCCGTCAATATGTCATAATCTTCCGAATAGCAAACAGACGTATTTAGAATTTGAATCTAAGTTAATAAGACAAGCCAAAAACAAATACCCCGAAATATTTGGGACCGCAAAGAATGATTTGGAACTACTTTCAAGGCTTCAACATTATGGCATTCCTACGAGATTGTTGGACGTTACATCTAATCCGCTGGTTGCGCTTTACTTTGCCTGCAAAGATAATGGAAATTCAATAGATGACGGTGAGGTTATAGTTTTTTCTTACGATAATTTGTCATATGGTGATGATCAAGATACCATTGCTTTGTCAAGCTTTTATAAATTTGACTATAAAATCTCGGTAGAAAAATTTATGAAAATTAATGGATTAGATTATAGGGTAACTCCAAATATGCATTCATCTGGAGTTGACGAATATTGCAATTCACACTATAAACCAATATGGGCACAATTACCGGAGTACACTACTCGACAAAAAGCTCAAAGTGGAAGCTATTTGATTTTTCCTAATGAAATTGTCTATTCCAATTATGTAGAATCCTTTGCAGTAGTGAATGAAGATTTTTGTTTTATTAATAACATCAAAAGCTTATCTAAGAAAGACACATTAATCAAAAAGCTGATAAGAATTCCAAAGGAAGATAAACTTGATATTTTAAGTCATCTCGAATCTCTTGGTATAGACGAATCTACATTGTTCCCTGAAAATTTGGATATTGGTTGCAGAATGATCAAACAAAATATTGGCTTATAACAAAAAAATCAGCCGCCTCAGACCCATAAAAGTCCGAGACGGCTGTTTCCTTACTCATACAATATAAAACTAAACTTTCTTAGCAAACCCCGTCAAACAGATCCACCCAGCACCGCTCTTGAGCTTGCCCCAAGTCTGACCGTCAACTACCTTTTCGGCTACAATAGTGTAGATAACGCCGTACTTTGCCATAACACCCTTGACGAGTGCACAGGACACGCCTGCGCCCTTTCTGACGTTCATTCCGCCCTTGTAAGTTATCTTCACCTTGTAGGACTTGAACTTCGCTGTGTGCTTGTTGATCGAACTCGTACCGCTAAGCTTTGCGTTGACCTGTTTTGCTATGTAACCGAACTTACCACTGAGATATGGTCCCGGACAGCCCGTCGCCTCAAACCATTTGTGCATTGTAAGATTGCCGCTGGTGTTGCCCGTGTAGTTGAGCTTTTTGATACCATTACGCTTGCAAATATCCACACACAGCTTTATCAACGCAGTCATAGCCTTTTTGCTGACGTGCCAATTCGGCTCACCGCTGTCATTTGCTACCTCGATAGTCACAGCACGCATATCATTAGCACGGTTGGAACTGCACCAAGACCTGTACTTTTCGTCCACCATTACGCCTACCTTGCCGCTGCTGTCGATACAGTAATTACAGCTGCCGCCACGAGCCTGTACAGACGTACAGCAGTTTGCCAGCGTTGCATTACCTGCCATGTGATGAATAGTTATCTTGTCGATTTTGTGATCTCGTACATTGTAATGATCTGTCTTGCCCGACCACTTCCAAGAAGCCAACTTTGAATTTCCCATATTATTTCTCCTCCTTAGCCTTTAAAACATCTATTGCCTTTATGAGTACCTGCGGTATCGGTACGCCCATAAGCCCTGCGTTTTCGATTATAGACAGCGTTTCGTTCACCACAAATGCAATGCACACGCAATCCTTTATGTACCCTGTGCCAAGCATAAGGTCAAGCCTGCACGCCACAAGCAGGATAAGAAGTATCATACCCTTGCGGCACAGACCTTTGAAGCCTGCCCTGCTTTCAAGTGCTCCGCTTTTAGACTTGCCTGAGCGGTGGAATACTCCTGCCACTATTATGCCTGTTGCATAGTCTATCACCATAAAAATGATAAGCGTAGTCATGGCGCTTGTCCACCCTCCAAAAAGAGCGGCAATGCCGCCCCCGATAGTTCCGATAGCGGCTAAGACCGCTGTTTTTATGTTTGTCATATCTTACTCCTTTATCTCAAATGCAAATCTGCTTAACAGATATTTCTTGTCATTGAGCAGTATGGTTTGTGTAGGTACAGCAGATTCAGTGGAATTATTAGTGCCTGATGAATGAGAAAGTATGTGATAAACATTGGTAAATCCTTTGTTTTGGTTTGTATCCAGCACAGGGATAAGAGATGTTACCGATTTTTGTTGAAAAGCATACCTATACGGCGTGGACAGTATAGACATACCGTCTGTGAAAACGGCATAGTCATCAATGCGGTTTTGGGCACAGCTTGTGGTCATGCCTGTTCCCTTTTCCTGCGTTTCATAGTCTATCACTTCTCCGACCACAGCGTTTATATCCGGTCTGACAAAGGTATTATTATCAATACCAAAAGCTAAAATGTCGCTCTGTTTGTATATGACCCACCTTCTTGTATCTGATGCTCCGCTTGTTATTGAGATAAATGGACAAGTTATAGCTTCCGTCCTTAGGTCGCTCCAACCGTGTATCTCAGTATCAGTGAATTGCCCTCTTAAAAACAGCTCATCTGTTACCCAAAGCTGAAAGGTGACATTTTGGGTATCAATACTCGCATTATCGCCCTCGAACACAACTTTCTTAAAGTCATAGACCTCGATAAGCTTCTTGACTAATCCTCTTAGTCCGTCTGTTCCCTCGTATATCTTCACGCTTGTTCCTCCTCTACTGTTGCTTTTCCTGAGATACCTACATTCCCACATGACATTACATATGCCGTTCCTACGGCTGTGCTTGCACCGCTGACTATATCAGGTATAGTATCAATAATATCCGCATTAGCATTAAAATCCTCAATGCTGAACTTGTCCGTTCTGTCAGGCTTTTTAAGCCCGAGATTTTTCGTGTACTCAGCCAATCTGTCCGCCTCCTGTATTCTTGCCTATTATCAAATAGTATGTTGTGAAAGTCTTTGTGCCTGCGCTGTCATCTTTGGTGATTATCTGGTGGTCTATCCTCAGTTTGTTGTCTATGACCTCATAATGCACCTGTGCCGATTTATAATGCGCTCCGCCCCAATCACAGCACACAAATATGTACGGCTGTGAAGTCATTGACGGCAGAGTACAAACGCCGTCATTCCACCACCAATGGGTGGTGTTGTTCTTGACCTGCAAGTTTTTCGTTACCTTACCGAATTTCATCACAAGCGGAAAAGTCCTTGACATCAGCGCTATTATCTGCGACACAGTTTTGCTTTTGAAGATAGAATTTGCACCGTCAAGAAGCTCGTCCACCTGCTCTCCTGAGTATCTCAGCTCGTATTCGTCCTCACCAACAATGCTTTCAAGTGCCGTGATACGTTCAGCCATTGCCGCAAGCTGTTCCTCAACTGTCTGACCTGTGTCCGCTGTATCGGCAGTATTCTCCGCCTGCGTATCAGCCACAGTTGTTATCTCGTTCTCGTCCATAATCTCGCCCCCTTAAAGCTGTTCTTCAACCGACAGACCAACTGCCGAAATGTCAGCCGAAAGTCCTCCGTCAAAGTTAAAACCAAGATTTGTTATCGGTATGTCAAAAGTCTCTGTACCGCTGTCATAGGTCACCACGTCACCTATATCGAAACGTGGGTCGCCCAACCTATGAAAAAGCTCTGTGGTATACCATGAAAAGCCCTGAATCCTATGCCAAAGCGATTGCAACAGCGAGCTTGTCATATATGGATTTTCAAATTCCAAGACACGCCCTGTACTGCCTGTTGTGTTGCCGAGCCGCAAAGTCTGGCTGTCGCTGACATTGCAGACGATACCCACGATAATATTTTGCCGTTCGCTGAGTGTGGGCAGGTCGATAGTGTTGTTGTCAAGCAGTTTCACAGGTCTGCCGTACCACTTGCGGACGTACCGCCCGAAGCGGTCAACGTACCCGAACTCACCCTGAGCCGAAGCTATATAGCTGAGCATTTGCCGCATTGTTGTGTCCTTTGGCACAGCGTTTATTTTGAAGTCGAAGTTGGCAGTTTTAAGCCTTATGTGACCCTTGCCGTAGAGCCTTGCTCCACCCTTTACACGGAGTTTTGCAGGCTTTGTGTAGTCATTGCCGTTTTGAAGCCCCAACTGCTTGCAGATATCGTCCTCGATAGCTTTGCTCCACGCAGGCAGGGTGACATTTGGCTTGTAGACCTTGTCGGAAAAATACAGCCTATCCGCAAAAGTGACCTCAGTATTTCCCCCTGATTTTTTCGACTTCACGCAGGTGAAACGTCCAAGGGGTATCCTCTCTCCGTCAAGCACCTCTCCAAGCTTGCTTATCTGCTCAACTGTAAGCTTTGAAAGCTCAGCGTAGGTGTAGGATTCTAGGGTGGAGTAGGTGGTTTCGCTGGTAAAGTCCGCAAGGTAGAAATACATTGCGTATTCTTTGCCGAGAAAGTTCTCTGAACTGTCTGCAATGCTGAGCTGCCAGGACTGCGAACACACTGCGCCCAGCTCGATATCGTCTGAAATGCTTGTAGACTGCACCGTACTTGTGCCGGAAGTTATCCGATCTCCCATAATCACCTCACCCTCTGCATTATCTATCCACAGCCTCCAAGTACGACAATAGCTCTCGATACGCTGTGCCACAAGCTCCCCTGTTTTGTACATTCAAACGCCCCCTTACTGCATTATCAAGTCCACCGCAACGCCTTTGCAGAACTGCTTGTTCTCATCCCAGCCGAAAACCTCATAGGTTGGGTCGCCTGCATAAACGTCAAAAGTGCTTTCCTGAAATGTCTCATCAAGGAGCGTGATACTGAAAAATGGACTGTCAACATTGGAGATATACTCATTGAGTTTTGCCGTCTCCTCGCCTGTGAGATGATACCATTTCAACGTGACAGTTTTCTTTATGGCTCTTATATCGCCCACCATTTTGCAGTTAGCCGTTCGCCCTGCATTGTTCGACCATATCTTGTTATTTGTAAAACTGACTTCCGCAGGTGTGGCGACCCTTTCGCTGCCGAATATAAGTCCTCTGCTTTTCATTTTCTGCACCTCCTATGCCCTTATTGGCGACCTGCCGTTGCGCTTGATATAGTCGTTGATATCATCAATAACTATCTGTGTGATAGTCCTGCCGTTGAGAGTCAGCGGTATGGTAACGCTTATCTTCTGGTTTCCGCCTGCTCCGCCGTAAGACACAAGAGCCTGCAAAACAGCCTGAGTGATAGTATCAAGTGGTGCCTCGATATTCGTGCCACGCTTCTGATCGCCCAGAACTGCAAGGAACTCAGAGTTCGGCGGTATCACTGCACCTTGGGCAAGTTTGGGTATTTCGGGGATATCAATTTGGCTTAGGTCAAAGCCAAATGTCTGACCGCCAAGATCACCGGGAAGCCAATCAGGCGTCGTGAAGCTCAGCTCGTTTATGCCGTCGATTATCCAATTTAAAGCGTCCTCAACTGCACCTGTCAGACCATTTATAAGCCCGATTATCAAATTAATAGGTGTTTTTGCTATGTCAACAAGTGCGTCCCATACGCCTTTGAAGATCTTCTTTACACCCTGCCAAGCTTTTTTCCAATCACCGGTGAACACTCCCGCTATGAACAGCACAACGCCTTTAAGTGCTGAAATAATGTTCTTCACGGCGTCAATTATATTGCTTATGACATTGCCCACTGTCTTTATTATCTTGCCAAGCACACTGCTGACTATCGGTCCGAGTATGCTCACAAGCCAGTTCACAACAGGTGCTATTGCTTTATTATAAATGCTCAAAACACTTGTGATAAGCGTTCCCACAAAGTCAAGAAATTCATCAAGCAACGGTTTCAAATGCTCAGTCCAAACGCTGTCAGCCACACTCATAAGCTCATCAAATACAGGCTTTAAGACTGTTTCCCACAGATTGAGGAATACGTTCTTTGTGGTGGTTATTCCCTCGTTTATGCCGTCAAATATAGGCTGTCCCCACTCGTTCCAAAAGTCTGAAATACTCTGCCAAGTATCGCACCACAGTGTTTTCAAGGCGTTCAACACAGGCTGTGCAACGCCGTTCCACAAGGTATCGAATATCTCTTTTATGTTATCAAACAGTACGCCTAGCGTGTTCCATACCTGCGTGCCAAAATCCGCCATTAGGGGTAATCCTACAGTGAGAAAGTTTTGCAGTATAGGGAACACTGCCATATTCCAGATATCAGAAAACACCTTGTTGAAGCTGTCAAAAAGTCCTATGCCTATCTTGCCAAGCGTGCTGAAAGCGGTCTGCATAAGCGGTGTAAAATCGTTTATAAAATAAGCTTTGAGCGGCTCGGAAAGCGACTTTATATCGCTGAAAACTCCGCCGAGTATCTGAGCAAGTTCAATGCTCTCTCTTTCAAGTCCGCTCCATATATCAGCGAAAATAGGCTTAAAATTCTTATCAAGATAGTCTGCAAGCTTTTCAAACTGAGTTCTTACTGATTTGAAAAAGTCAGACAGCTTTTTATCTGCCTTTCCCGTATCCACCTCAACGCTAGTCCCGGAAGGCTGCATTATCTCCCCGGCTCCGCTGACCCCAGTGCTGTCTGACTTGCTCTCATCATTCAGCTTGTTCATTTGGTCAAAGCTTGCAAGAGAGCCTTCCTGTGCCTCCTGAGCCTGCTGTGCATTGTCGGCTATGTCGCTGTAATTATCCGCCGCCTGAGAGGTGCTTTTCACTATGCTTTGAGCCTCGTCTGCACTGTTGCTTAGTTCAAAACCGAACGCCTCTGAAAGTGCCCTCGCCGCACCCTGTGCCAAAGATATGAGCTGTGAAAGCAGACTGTTTATCGCCTTGACAGCAGGTAGAAGAACGTTCATCAGCACAGTGCCGATAGTTGCTCCGAACTCTTTCCATTGTTCAGAAAGTATTCTTGTCTGGTTCGCCCAGCTGTCAGAAGTCTTTGCAAAGTCCCCCTGAGCAAGAGCCGTCTGTGACATAACGTAGTTGTATCTCAGTTGAACTTTTTCAGCCTGCGACATATCGGCAGTTGACTTCGTTATACCCTTTGAAAGTGCATACGCCTGCAAATTGGCGTCCGTCATAACGATACCGAACTGTTTGAGGGTCTCAGTTTCCCCTGTAAAAATTGATTTCAGAGCCGTGCTTGCCACGTCCTGACCAACGTTATAAAACGAAGCCATATCCGCAGACAGCCCTGTAAGAGCCATAGCCATATCGCTTGCACTGTCATTGGCAAGCCCCATTCCTGCCGCCATTGCCATGAAGTTTGAGCCTGTCTGCTTTGCGGTGAGCTTTGAAATGCCGTAGGTCTTGACAGCCGTGTCAGCGAAGTCCTCCATTTTCTGCTTGGACTCTCCGAAAGCCGTATCAACAACATTTTGCACTTCCGCAAGGTCTGAGGCCGTTTCTATTGACTGCCTGCCGAAGTCCACAAGCTTCTTGACGGAGAACGCAGCTGTCACAGCCATTGCAAGGCTTTTAAGCTTTGGCTTGATATCACCCACCATATCGGAAAGGCTTTTCAAGCCCTTTTCAAAGCCCTCGCTGTTTATGTTGGTGTCAAAATTCAAGCACCCGTCAGTCATTGTCATTCACCTCCCGTCAGCTGTTTCAGAAACTCTTTGTCCTCGTTTTCAGCCCTCTGCTCTTCTGCTGAGAGCTTTCGTTTAAGGTCTATCATATTGCGGTGGTTTCTGTAAAACTCCTGCTCGTATTTTTCAAGCTTTTTGCCCTTGTTAAGCTTTTGCCGTATGCCTATAACAGACGAAAAAAGCCCCTCGCCTATCTCGTTGAAATAGCCAAGAAAAGTCCACCAATGAAGATACGCCGCATTCCTCGTTTCAAAGCCTGCCGCCTTGTTCACCGCAGGAAAAATAATACTCTCGTCCTGCTCCCAATCAATAGTCTTTGCAGGCTGAACGCTCTCCTGGGGAACATCTCCACCGCCTACAAACCAATAAGCCTTGTTGACAGCCTCCTGCAAATGCTCTCGTGGAATATCCTCAGCGTAAAGGCATTTAAGACACACATAGCACTTTTCACGCTCGTCAAGTTCAGGATCTGCAAAGGCTGAATAGATCCGCAGTATGACCCGAAAATCTGAGCGTATGGCATACTCTTTGCCGCCTATTTCAAGGACTGTTGGCAAAGAGCCTATCATTTGAGCAGCTCCCTGAGCAGAGCCTTTTTGTCTTCGTCAGAAAGCTCCGCCACGTTGACCGCAGGCTGAGCAACAACGGGAGCTATGTACTTCTCCACCTTTTCTTCGAGCTTTATCTGAGCTGCCGTCTGTGCTGACTTTATCTCCTGCACCACCACCGCAAGAAGCGCTTCAAGGAAGTTCACAAGCACAGGCTTGCCGTTTGAAGCCATAGAGAACACGTTCACGCTTCCGAGCGCCGCCGTACACACATTGCTTCCAAATATGTCATTGACCATTTCTCTTGCACGCTGGTCATACTCTTTGAGAAGCTGAGTTCTGTCCTCGTTCTTCTCACGTTCTGACACTTCTTCTGCGATATTGTCAGCCTTGCTCATAGCGTCCTGTATCCTTGTGATGATACCAACGTCTGACACGTTTATCCTTATCACTCTGTTCTCGTCGCCGTTTATAGCGTACTCTTTGTAATTGCCGCTGTTAAAATCTATTGACTGCATTGACATTTCTATCGTCCTTTCTGTATTATGGCAAACAAAAAACACTCCGCTCTGAACGAAGTGCTTTCATATGTTTGTCATATAGTTTATTCTTCCGTAGTCTTTGCAAACGTTGGCACGCCTGCCGCAAAGGTGACAGAGCCTTTCACTCTGTTTCCTGCAAAGGTGCAGTTGAACGGGATATTTACGCCCCCCTGTGGTCCGCCATAAGACTGCGGCTTGACGATGACATCTTCCGTCCATGCGTCATACGCACCTGTGGTCTTGTCAACGATGACTTCAAGCACGCTTGTCTTGCAGGCGTCACCGGTAAGACGATTCATCATGATATCCTTGAGCTTTTCGTAAAGTGCGTCACCGGGCTTTGCATAGAATGTGTCAAGGTCGAACTCAGGCTCATAGCCGTTGTCCTCAACTGTGGTTTCATCGAGGATATTCTTCTTTGTGGAAGTGTCAGGGTTGAGTGCCACACTTGCGTCCTCAACGTCCTTACCGAGAAGATACCAGCTTGGTGATGAAGCGACCGCTGCGAATGTAGTGTCAAGATAATGCAGAAGATGACTTCTGTTGAGCTTTCCGCTCTTGTATGAATAATCAGGCATATGTTTTCCTCCTTTTATATCTGATACTGTGCCGCTATCTGTAACTGATACTGCACAGTATCGTTTGTGTTTTCATTTGGTATTGCATATATCATTCCGTTTGCACAGGTGAGCTTTTCAAGAACGCCTGTCCTTTCCTCGTCCTCCGTTATGGTAGTGAACGTGGTATCTCTATGCTTGTCTGCATAGCTTTCAAGCCACATCTGCAATTCAAGCAGTACGCCGCTGTTTGACATTCGGTCAAAGTCGTTCATAGACTGATACACCGCATAGAGAATGAAGTTATGCTGTCTTGTCTGACCGCCCAGAATATCAGAGCTTATAAGGCTGTCGCCTGTTGAGGACAAGCCATAATTGGTGGGCGTATCGTCGGTAAAGTCGATATGGATATCGTTGCAAACCTCCGATATTTTCGGGAACTGCTGCAAAATATCTTTCACAAGCTCGATTATGTTCATTTCGCTTTGCCTCCCATTATCGCAGCCGCTCCTCTGAGTACCTGCTTTTTCTTGTCGGCTTTCATTCGCTCAAACCAAAGCTTGCCTGCAAGTGGCTCTTTAAAAGTGCTGTAAACAAGGTCTTTGTCCGTTAGCACTTTCTTTTCTCCATGTCGGGCGTATGCTGAGCCTGTAACAGATGATACCATAAGCTTGCCGTAATACTGATAGCGTGCGTAAGGTGCAAGATACTGTATCTTGCCGCTGCCTATTTTTGTGCCTCTCGTGGCAGACTTTCTTAGATTCGTGCTTAGGGTAGGTGTATACCTCACCATATGCCTTATGCACTCGGCGTCAATAAACTTTTGAGCCTTATCAAAGCGTTCTGAATACTTGCCTGCAAAGGACTTATCCCAAGTGATAGCCCTGCTGTCCATAGGCTGACCTATCTTCATTTCACGCTCACCTCCATATGTGGCAGACCGCCGAACATATAATCATCAATGCTCATTACCGTAACAAAGTCATACTCCGCACGGAACATTTTCATGCTCTCAGATATGCTCTGCGGCGTTTGATTATCGAACTCAAACTCGCATTTTCCTCTCACAAGCATATCCTTTGCAGGGGTTTTCGGTACATTATCATCATAGAAATACACCCTTGTGCTGTCTGAGGTCTGCATACCGCTTTTCACGATACTTCCCGACTTATTCTCACACCAGTAAACTTTCTCTGCATACTTCCGCACAAATCCCTCTGTCTGCTTGTCGAAAAGATACACCGTGCAATCGCTGTTTGCAAGCATTTATCTCACCCCTCTGTAAAGCAGTCCTGTTCCGCTGAGCCATTTGTACACGATATCGTGAACGGCTCTGTCAGCGTTCTGCCTGCGGATATCTGAGCTTTCATATGACTTTGACCAGCCCCCTACGCTTTCGGAAGATACCCCCTGAGTGCCACACTCCTGCTCTGCCTTGAAGATATTCTCCGCAAGCTCGCAGCAGCACATTTTCACTTCTTCGGGGATATCGTTCTCGTCAACGTTGTCAAGGGTATATTGCTTCATAAGGCTTGTGGCTTGCATTGCATAGAAGTCAAAAGCGGCAGATATGTCAGGCTCTTTGCCGCAAAGATAAACGCCTATATAATAGCTCTCGTTTGCATATGCTTTCATACTGCCGCACCTCTTTACTTCTTGAATCTTGCAAGCACTACCTTTGACTGGTCTGAAATAGCCACAGTGTAATGCTTGTCAGCAGATATATCTGTGCAGCGCTTTGTGCTTCTTCTCTCTGTTTCAACGTTGGTGTCACGCTTGAGGTAGATAGTCAGAGCTGATGTTTCGTCCTCTGTTTCAGTATCAGCGTTGAGCTTGATGATAGGGCATATGTAGAAAGTGCCAGCCTTAACAGCGGCGTTCTTTACAACATAGTCACCCACCTTTGGAGTGTAGCCATCTGCACAAGGTGTTACTGAGCCGAGCTTTATCTGTGATGCAGTCGGTGAAGCTATGCTGTCCGCAACGACTTCCTTTGCACCCTCTGCGTCGCTGTCAACTCTCACATACTGTTCCGGGATAGCCTCGTTAAGTGAAACTTTCTTTGACGGAACGATACGGCAGTTCGCTATTTTGCCTATCTCGCCTGTCATGACCACATTGCCGTCATACTTATCGGCTGAAATGAAGTTCGGGTCCTTTCTGAGCTGTGAGTTCTGATGAGGATTAATAAACATAGCCTTTTCGGTGTTCAGCTCCTCATTGAACTTGTCAACAGCGTCAACAATGCCGCTGTAAGAGATAGCAGAAGCCGAGCCGTCATAGATGAGCTGGGCTTTCATAAGTGCGTCCATGCTGTCTGCGTCCACCTTAGAAGCGATAGACATTGCAAGCTGTGAAGTCGCCTGACCTACAGGGTTGCCATAGCCGCTGAGAACCGCTTCATCAGTTATCTCCACCGCTTTCATGGCTTTCTTTACCTTAGCCTGAGTGGAGTCTGTTTCAAGCTTGACAGTTTCGGCTTCAACGCCCTCTGCAACATCAACTGCGTCGCCGATATACTTATACTGCGGCACTGTGATAGTGTCGCCAGGCACGCCAACGAGCGTTCTGTCTATCTTCGCAAAGGGAGATACAGTTATCTTAGACTCTATCTTTGCGTCGATCATATCACTCATTACCTCAGGATCGATAAGGTCGGTGATCTTTGTCTGCTCTGCGAAATACTGCATAGAAATTCTAATGCCATTTGTCATTTTCATAATATCCTATCCTTTCAACTGTTCGTATTTTTCGGGGTCTGTTCGTTTAAGTTCCAGCCTCTGCATATACCCCATTTTTGCAAAGGTTTCCTTGCTCACTTCACCTGCAGCAGGCGTCCCTGTGGGAGCAACCGGGTTCTTGATAGGCTCGGAACTTTCAAAAAGATAATCGTTATCTTTCTTCACGTTCTCGATAGCCGTCTTGATATCCTCAGCCTGATTTTTGGAAGCTTTGAGAGTTTCCACATCAAGCAAAGCTTTAAGAGCCTTGACGTTTCTTGCCTTGCTTGCCGAGATAGCGTTATCAAGGGTAGCGTCAAACTCCATATCAGATATCTTCGCCTGATACTCGGTATCTTTCTTAGCAAGGTCAGCGGTGAGCTGTGCGACTTTGCCGTTAAGCTCCTTGACGTCCACACCCTCAAATTCTTTGAGAGAGTTCTGTGCGGTATCAAGGCTGTCCTTATAGTTATCACGCTCCACCTCAAGGCGGCTTTTCACCTTTTCAAACTCAGCCACAGTCTTATAATTCTCTGCCACCTGTTTTGTGATGTCCTGTTTCTTGTCCTCAGGGATAACGATACCCATAGCGGCAAGGATCTCAAAAATGTTTTTCATATGTTTGTCCTTTCTACATAGCTTATATACCGCTCTGTCTGCGGTGTGAAAGTCTGACAGTTTAACGTCATATCAAGGACGAAATGGTATGAAAAAAGCACCCGTTAAGGTGCTTAGTTCCGATATTTGGGTATAAAAATACCGCCCGACATTAGTCAAGCGGTAAAATTATCATTTGAAATACTCTGTAAGTTCAACTTCTGAATCAATGTACACAGCGTCAATATAATAACTGTTGTGTACGATTATCTTCTTTCCGTTTAATTCATATATCTGCGTTTGTGAGCCGTCAACATCTGTCAGCATATCGGACCGTTCAATGCCTGGGATATGCTTTTCCAATGCTGCACATTGCTTATCAAAAATTTCTTTGTCCGCAGCCGTGCAAATATTGTATTCATATTTTTTCATTGCTGATCATCCAATCCATACCTTTTATCTACTGATCTTCGTGTTTTTACAGCGGTCTTCAAAGTGTCTGCTACAGCTTCTTCTCTGCTCATGTTTTTTCGTGCCATTTTATCTGATACCAAGTCTTCAAAAGAAATGATAGGGTCGGTCTGGTCAAGGGTTTTACGAGCTTTTTGATCTTCCATTAACTCTCTTGCCTGAAAGCGATACTTGTTACGCAGTTCACAAGCTTGCCTTGCCTGTTCTTCAATAGATTTGCTTTTGTCGATAAGCTGAGGGATATTTTTGTTGTGGTGTCTATACCACTTTCGCACGTCTATATCAGACATCTTACCTTTCATATCAATTATATCACTATAATCTTTTTGCGTCAAGTCTATCTTGGTTTTCCCCACCCCCATATTCCCTAATCCGTCTGCGTTCACACGCTCTCTTTGCTGAGGCAGACCCATTGCTTTTGAAAACCTTGTATACTCCTGGGAAGTGCCACGATATCGGCAGCGTGCGTTGATGATATCTTCCTCATCTGCGCCTGCCTCTTCAAGAAGATGTATTTTCTGTCGCTGAGCTCTCATTGCAGTTTCAAGCTTTCTTTGCCGCTGTAAAGCTTCATACTTTGTGTACTCTTTATCACCGTATTTAACAGGCTTGTTCTCCTCTGCATTCATCTGCGCAAGCTCCTCATCTGTATAGGAACGCTCAGATATGCCGGGGATAAAGGGGTAATAATCGTGATAGCAATTCGCTCCGCACAGACCTGTCACAGTACCAAGACCGCAGATAGTTTCAAGCTCTTTTTTGCTGTAGACCTTGCCCTGCCATTCTTGGTGAGAGGGTCTTGCCCCACTGTGCCAGGTGACTTCAAAATAGTCTGTGCCAAGCTCTTTGGCGTTGTCCTCATTCATTTTTGCGGTTAGCTGTGAAAGCCCTGTCATTACCGAACGCCTTGCGGCTACGTCTGCTCTGTTGCTCCACCCTGTGGCATAGTCCACAGTACGCAGACCTGAGTTCGTCATATCCGAAATAACTTTCTTTATGACCGTATTGTAATCGAACGCTCCGCTCGCTATGCCCATTATGGCGTTGTCAAGGCTCTGCTGATAAAAGTCAGCCGCCTGCGTGAATTTAAGTTTGCCGTCAGGCTGTTTTACTGCAAATCCGAGTGACTGAGATATGTTTTTAAGCTCCCCCGAAGTCTGCTCCGATACAGCCGACAGCAGCCTTTGCAGGCCCTCATTTTCTTCAAGAGGGATCCATGCTTTGCCTTTGGTCTTGTATATACTATCGTCCCATTCATAGCCTTTTTGCAGGATATCATTGTACAGCTCTTTTATCTCAGCTTTGGAGAGGTCAAGGTTATCGGCTATGGCTTTATTTATCTCACGCTTGCTCATTCCAAGCTCGTGAAGCCTGTATATTTGCCAATCTGCCGAACGTGTTATCTCACCGTTTATCTTTATCCTGCGGACGATGTCCTCCATTATCTGCATTTCAAGGTCACGCAGGGGCTTGTCAAGAACCATTGAAACTCGCTCTATCTCGCTTGCTTTGAGCATTATTCTATCACCTCTGCGGTACTGTCGGAGGTCATTTTCTTAGCCGTTTCCTCGTCCTCACCATACCATTTCATTCGGTATTCCCACAGTGGCATAATGCCCATAGAAACGTCCTGACGGTCGCTTGCACGCTTTGTTTCATCATCAGCAAGGATACTGTCCTCGAAATTCACAGACAGCTCATAGCCGCTTTGAGTAAGCCCATTATAGAACGCCAGCGAATAGCACAGGTCTTCGAGGCAGACACGGAGGTTATTCTGTATCGCCGTGACAGTATCAAACTTTCTCTGCTTTGATGACTTTATCTCCGTTGCCGTCTTGTCAACTGTCTGAGGGTTTGAGATATCCCCATAGGACAGCCCTACGGCAAACTCTATCTCACGCTTGTATTCTTCAAGTCCTGCGATAAAATCAGCCTGTCTTAACTGCGGTGAGAACTCGTGATAAAAGTCACCGCTCGTGCCAGCCGACACGTTTACCCCTCTGAAAAGCCGTTCATTGAGCTTTGGCATTTCTGCACGTTTCTTACCTGTGAACGGGTCTGTCACAGACCTTAACACAGCCTCGTCAACGTCTATTGCACGCTCCCCTGATTCAAACTCCCAATCGAGCCTGCCGAATTGGATATCAGCTTTTCTTATGACTTTTTCTGCCCCTGCGAACACTGATACTCCGGAATGCGAGCCGTCAACGGTATTGTCGATAGGGTTGACATAATAACCGAAAGAGGGTCGCAGCATAAGTGGATAGGCTATCTTAGGGATAAGCTCCGCCCACTCTGCAACAGCCGTGAGAGGTATCTCAGCACCAAGAGATACGCCGTCATTGGAACGAAAAGCCCTGTTTGTGATAGTCAGCCCTTTTTCATAGTCCAGAGCGTGATATTCAAGCCTTATGCGGTAATCATTATCGCCCATGCGTTTTATCTCAGGGAAAATGACCTTTATAAGTCTGCCGTTCACGTCATACTCCACAGGAATAAACTGCGACTGCGGAACATACTGCACCTTATCAGCACCCAGCGGCTTTATTATCATTGCTCCTGTTGCAAGACCTCTTTGCAGATTTTTGTTGAGGTTTTCAAGGGCGTTTTTCATTATGGCATCAAGCTTATCGTTGGAAACTTTCAGGGTCATTTCATTGATAGCCGTGTTTGCAAACTCCCTCACAACAGCGTGTTCAAGCCGCAGAGAGTGAACTCCCTTGGGTGCTGCATTACCTGCATACATTCTGTCCCACTTGTCGATAGCTCTTATCATGCTGTCCGTCACGGCGATATCAATACCGTAAACGCCCTTTATATCTGACTTTGAAAGCATTCTGCTTATCCACTCCCTTATTTTTGAAATAATGCCCATAGCTTACTGACCCCGCCTTTTCCATACTCTTTCCATTGCATACCGAACGGCGTCGATAACGTGGTCATTGCCGTCGGGATAGCCGCTTATAACATTGCCCTCTTTATCTCTGTCATACTCGCAGTTGATGAACTCCTCGCAAGCCACAGGACAACGCTTGTTATCTATTACGATACTTCGCAGAGATTGCAGCCACTTATATGAATACTCCCTGCTGTTAGGACCTTTCTCTGCACCTCTCGCAAGCAAGCCGTATGCTCTGTAATCCTCAACAGACTTATTCTCTGCACTGTCGCAGGTGATAAGGTCGTTTGCTGTGATACCAAGCTCCAGCAAATGCTTTGCGGTATCAATATTTTTTGTTTTGTTGCAGGTGTACTCCTGCCATATGAACAGCGTGTGCTGAGCAGGGGCATAATGCACTCTGACAAAAGCGTAAAGGTCGGGATACCAGCCCCAGTCAACGCCGTTATAGATGTTATCAAACTGTGCTATCTCGCTGTCGGTTATCTCTCTTATGAGGACGTTATCAAAAACATTGCCACCCGTACCGTTTGCAACGCCCATATACTCGTTCTCATAGGCAGTGGGATTGGTTTCTTTGAGAAATTCGGCGTCATCAAGAAAAGGCTTGCCAAGCCACTTTTTCGGCACAGTTAGATAAGTGCTTTCGGTAACGAGTCTGTCCGTTCTCGGCACTTTGATGTACTTGTTCGCCCAGTTCTGAGCTGACTTCGGAGGGTTGAAAGACTTGAACTTATATGCTCTCTCGCCGCCTCTTATAACAGACTGTTCTATCGTTCGCACAGCTTCTTCACCGCCGAACTGGTCAAGCTCCTCAAACCACACGATGCCGATATAGCCAAAAGGAGGCTTGATAGACTTTATCTTGTGCGGGTCATCAGCACCACGAAAGTATATTTTCTGCCCTGTTGAAATGCGTGTGATTTCAAGGGGCGACTTTGTGCAGGCAAACTCATCATCAAGACCAAGTGCAGATATTGCCCAGAGTATCTGAGAATAAACGCTGTCTTTAAGAGTATTCGCCACAGCACGCAGAACACAGACGTGCATATTCTCGTTCTTCATCAGCAGGTCGATAACGTTCAGACCGCAGAATGAAGATTTAGTCGAGCCACGTCCGCCGGGGAAAACATACTCGGAATGTTCCTGCTCTGCAATATCGAACAGGACAGGCGAGAACGTAGGAGCGACAAGGCTCGCAGGGATACCGCTGTACACCTTATCAGGCATAGAAACAGGCTCAAGCTTTTGTTTTTCAAGCCTGAGCCTTGCGTTATCGTATTTTATCTTATGTTTGAGCATATCGTCATCACGGATAATGTCACGCAGCTCTTTCACCGCCGCAACGTCTCCTTGCTTAGCCCTTGCCATAAGAGCCGCATTCACAAGAAGCATATTATTTATGAAGTCAGGGTCAAGGCTGTTAAGGTCAATGCCCTGCTCCACGAGGAACTCATAGTCTGCTCTGGTATTGGCAGGCTGTTCAAGCAGGAAGTCCATTACCTGTTTCATAGTCTTTTTACGTCTGCGGACTTCGGCGGACTTTTTACCGCCTTTCGACTGTTCTTCGACTGTTAACTCATATCCTCCGGGTATTAAATTCTGTTCATTCGGCATTCACCTCACCTCGGTTTTTACATTAGCTCATTGTGTACAACATATCTCTGATAATATATGCTAATTCATGATGATACTCTTTGATTCTTTGTAAGTATGTAAAATAGATAGCCATATTTTTATTAATATCATTAATATCCTTGCTCGATTTAATATCGAGCATTGTCTTACGATACTTATCATCATACGTAAAATCACCCAAACGCATAAATTGGAGATTTTGACTTATAACAGGATCATTA